CTCTGCGAGATAATCCAAATGCCTCTATTGCCTTGGCAGGAGCACGTTCTCAAGGACATGCTAACAGTTGATAAGAATCAGGCTTGGGTCAGGAAGACAAATTTACTTTTAATCGCCAGGCAGAACGGGAAGACTCATCTAGCCCGTATGCTCATCCTCGCCCACCTCTTAAAGTGGGATAGTAAGAACGTTCTGATCATGTCCTCTAATCGAAGCATGGCTCTGGACACTTTTAGACAAGTCGCACAAGTATTGGAGAGTAATGACCACCTCAAGGGATTCGTCAAGCAAATCAGGTACGCCAACGGTACAGAGTCTATTGAAATGCTGGATGGCAGACGGCTCGATGTTGTTGCAGCAACTAGAGATGGATCTCGAGGCAGAACTGCAGACTTTCTCTTTATTGACGAGCTCAGAGAAATCAATGAAGAGGGATTTCGAGCCGCTGTGCCAACGACTAGAGCTCGCCCAAACTCTCAGACGTTGCTTACCTCAAATGCAGGAGATGCTTTCAGCGTTGTCCTAAATGGCATGAGAGAACGTGCTTTAGAGAACCCACCTAAGTCTTTCGGGTTCTATGAATACTCAGCTCCACAATATTGCAAGATAACCGACCGCCAAGGCTGGGCTCAAGCTAACCCAGCACTTGGCTTTACGATAAGCGAGGAAGCCCTTGAAGAAGCAGTTGCTACTAGCCCGATTGAGAACACTAGAACTGAGTTGCTATGTCAATGGATTGATTCTCTATCCAGTCCGTGGCCTCATGGAGTTCTTGAGGAAACCTCAGACTCCGCGCTCTCGATTCCGGTCGGTGGCTATACGGTATTTGCTTTCGATGTATCTCCATCTCGCCGCAATGCGAGCTTGGTTGCTGGTCAGATATTGCCTGACGGTAGAATTGGCGTTGGAATACTCCAAACATGGGAAAGCCAAGTAAGCGTTGATGATCTAAAAATTGCCGTTGATATCAAGGCGTGGGCTGACCAGTATCGCCCTCGCCAAATCTGTTTCGACAAGTACACAGCTCAATCAATCGCTGACCGACTCTCCAATGCTGGCCAAGTAACCCTAGATATCTCAGGCGCTGCCTTCTATCAAGCTTGCGGAGATCTATTAGATGCTTTGGTCAATCATCGATTAGTTCATTCTGGCCAAGAGAACTGGATTCAACAGATGAACAACTGCGCGGCCAAGACCAATGATTCTTCATGGCGCATTGTTAAACGCAAGAGTGCTGGCGATGTATCAGGTGCTATCTCTACAGCAATGGTTGTCCATCAATTAACTAAACCACAACAGGTAGCGATGATATACACCGATTGACCTACATGTAGTGTATAATTGCCTTCTATGGGTCTCTTCTCGCGTAAGCCGCAAATCTTAGAAGCGCAAGCTGCACCACAGGTCATGGGTGAAAATCTACCCTCGATCTATAACGCGATTGCTCTTCGAGTATCTCGCAAAGATGCTATGAGTGTGCCATCAGTAGCCCGAGCCCGTAACCTTATTTGCGGAACAGTTGCATCAATTCCACTTGAGTATTACAGCAAGAGTACAGGCGAAGTAATTGCCCCACCTCGCTGGATTAGCCAACTTGCTAAGAATCAGCCATCATTCGTGACCCTGACTTGGTGCGTTGATTCGCTTCTCTTCTACGGAGTTGCTTACCTTCGCGTTACAGAGCGTTATGCTGAAGATGGTCGCCCTTCTGCCTTTGAATGGATTGCCAATACACGCGTAACTTTCACAACTGACCTTGAAGGCATTATGGTCACCCAGTATTACGTCGATGCTTACCCAATCGACATGAATGACATTGTTACTATTCAGGGATTCGATGAGGGCGTATTAGAACGCGCTGGTCAGACAATTAACTCTGCAATACAGATCAATAAAGCAGCAGCTATCGCCTCAGCTACCCCAATGGCATCAGGTATCTTAAAGAACACAGGCGCAGACCTACCAGCCAGTGAAGTCTCTGGGCTCCTTGCAGCTTGGAAGCGCAGCCGTCAGAACAACTCTACTGCTTACCTCACATCTACTCTTGAATTTCAGCCTACTCAGTTCTCACCCCGTGACATGATGATGAACGAGGCAATTCAGAACCTTTCGACTGAGATTGCCCGCGCTATGAATGTGCCAGCCTATTATCTTTCAGCAGATCAGAACACCACAATGACATATGCCAATGTCCAAGATGAGCGCAAGCAGTTCTATGCGCTATCTATTGAGCCATACATTCAGGCTATTCAGAGCAGGCTCAGCATGAATGACATCTCCACATCAGGACACGAGGTGCGTTTCGCAGTCTTTGACACCTTCCTAAAGAACGATCCTCTAGTTGAACTTCAAGTAATTGAGAAGCTCCTGACTCTAGGACTTATCTCTACAGAGCAAGCGATGGAAATGACAGACCTTACCCCTAACGGAATCGAAGGAATGAGCTAATGAATAACCTAATCATCGAAGCAGCCTCAATCGAGTGCAGCGAAGAGCGCCGAGAAATCTCAGGCAAGATTGTGCCAATGGGTACAGGCGAGATTGGCAATACCAACATGGGCGGAGTTGTATTCGAAGCCGGTTCAATCGACATTGCTGACGTCTCCAAGATTAAGTTGCTTTCACAGCACGATATGAAGAAGCCAGTTGGTCGCATGATTGCGGCAGAGACTCGCGCAGATGGCATCTATGCAACCTTCAAGCTCTCACGCTCTACAGGCGGCAACGATGCTCTAGTTATGGCTCAAGAAGGACTTGTCTCAGGTCTCTCAGTAGGCGCAGAAGTGCTTGCATCAAAGCCATCACGCGATGGACACACAATTGTCACATCAGCCAAGTTAAAAGAAGTTTCTCTCGTTACTGAACCGGCTTTCAAGTCTGCTCAGGTGCTAGAGATCGCAGCAGAGGAATCACTCCCTGTTGAACCAATCCAACCAGAAAGCGAGCCACAAGTGGAAGAATCAACCACTCCGGTAGAAGCTCCAGCAGTTGAAGCAGCAGCAATCGAAGCGGCTCGCCCAACAGTTGTTGCGAATCTCCAAGTACGTGAGCGCACAGCTCCAATCTCATCAGCACAATACCTCGAAGCATCTATGAAGGCAGCACTAGGCGACGATGAAGCTCGTCGCACAGTTCGCGCAGCAGATGATTCAACATCAACTAACACAGGTTTGACACTCCCATCACACCTCAACACATTCATCACAGATACATTCACAGGTCGCCCAGCGTTTGAAGCAGCTACACGCGGCTCACTTGCAGGAATCGATGGAATGTCATTCACAGTTCCACGCCTTTACACAAACGCTACTTCAGCAGACGTCGCACCAACAGTTGCAGACACAAACGAAGGTGCAGCACCATCTGAGACAGGCATGACATCTGCTTATGACACTATCTCAATCGAGAAGTTCTCAGGTTTGCAAAGGGTGAGCTTTGAGCTCGTCGACAGATCTTCACCGGCGTTTATGGAATTGATGATGGCGGAGTTGAGAAAAGCCTACGAGAAGGCTACAGATGCAGCACTCCTCGCAGCTTTCGTTGCTAACGGAACAACAGCAGCAACAACAGCAGCAACAGCAGCAGGACTTCAGTCATTCGTGTCTGTAGAAGGCGCAGCAGCATACAAGGGCACAGGCGGAGACTTCGCTAACAAGCTCGTTGCATCAACAGACCAGTGGGCTGCTATCGCAGGATACGCAGACTCAACAGGTCGCGCACTCTACTCAGCACAGGGCGCAACACAGAACGCATCAGGCAACGCAGTAGCGACTTCAGTCGTTGGTGGTGTACTTGGTACAGACCTTATCGTCGATCATAACATCTCAACTTCAGGAATCGTTGATAACTCAGCGTTCCTAGTTGCACCAGCATCTGTTTACACATGGGAGTCACCAACAACTCAGCTCCGCGTAAACGTTCTTACATCTGGCGAGATTGAAATCAATCTTTACGGATACCTCGCTATCTACCTTGCTAAGTCAGGTAAGGGCGTTCGTAAGTTCAACCTTACATAATAGCAATACCCTAAGTCGCTCAAGGGGGCTGCCAGAGCCCTTGCAGCTCCCTTGAGTCTTTAGAAAGGACAACATGAGTACAACAACAGTTGCAGAACTTCGTACCGCACTAGGTATCGGAACTCTCTATACTGATGCAGTCTTGCAGTCAGTCTGTGATGCTGCTGATGATGTTATGTTGCCTTTTCTATGGACTAATACGACTCCGATTATTGGACACAGCAACACCGCTTCAACAGGCACTTCTTATTTCAATGACTATGTGCAAGATGTTTTCTATGTCGGACAGACTGTAAATATCACAGGCTGCGGATCTAAGCACAATGGCAACAAGACAATCACCGGAGTAGGCGAGAAGCAGATTAGTTATGCCATTACTGGCAACAACAATGTGCCAGCAGTCTTCCACCCAGTAAATCCTTACGGCACAGTTGCAGCAGATACCTATGTCGATTACACAACTATTCCAGCTATTCAAGAGGCAAGCCTTATGATTAGCGTTGCAATCTGGCAGGCTCGTCAAGCTCC